CCCGCAGTGTTTGCAAGTTGTAAAGAGTCAGCGATTGGTGTCGCGTTTGCGCCTTTCTCTAAGGCAGCGCGTAAAAATCCCGTAGGAGTAATCTTATGTTCTGGTGCGTTTTGTCCAATTATGAATTTCATATGTTGGAGCATCGCGGGGCAATAACCTAATGCCATGATATTTTATGTGTTTATTTCTGCCCGAAACCTTGCAATGCGATGTCTAAGTCGCTTAAAGCGTTGGCTGCCGCGGCAGATGGTTTAGATGAGCTTTGTTGGCTCTGTGTCGACTTTGGTGGCATACCGCCTCCATTGTCAGATACTTTCAAAAACTTGTTGTCGGCCAAGGCCATATCTGTGAGAGTGTCAAGGTCGAGTTCCTTTCCGTTGTCAAAGATAAGCATTTTATCATCATCTTTTGCAACTAATTTTAACTTGCCATCAATTTTTTTTATTGCAGCACTTTTTTCAGCAAGTTTCTTATTCAAAAACTCACGCGCAATCTTACTTTCAACATCCAAACCAAACTGACCTGGCAACTTCTTAGATGATATGATGCGGTTAATTTCCATCTCTGTAAACTCGCCATCATACTTTGCAACAATAGCATCAATAGCACTTTGCTTTTCGAATGCGGCATCGGTTGCGGCCTTAGAAAGTTGTGCGCTTAGTTCGTTAATCTTACGTTCAAGTTCTGCCTTGTCGCCCTTGCCATCAATTTGCTTTGATTTTAATTCAGCAATCTTCTTAATTGCAACCTCAACTTTGTTATAGGTGTTAGGGTCATCGGTAATCAGTTTGATAGTATCATCATCGGCGCCATTGTCTTTAAGCCACGTTGAAACTTTATTGTTAAACGGATCTAATGCCTCGGCTTTAAAATGTTTCTTAATGTCGATGTTATTTTTAGCCTCATTTGCACTCATAAGAGTAGTCAATGATTGGTCAACCTCATCAGGTATCTCGGCAACCAGTTCTTTGATGCCTATAAGTTGTCTGTATGTTTCAGAGTTTAAATCGAAACCCGCTTTGGTAAGTAATTTTTTAATTGTATCAGCTAATATTGCCATTGTTTTTATGTTTTAAATTATAATTAACGTGCACCGCCACATCCTTTGCAGCCGCCTTTGGGTTTAGTTTGCTTTGCCATTATTTCTTTGGTTTAGTGGTTTCGTTTTTAGCTTCTAACATCTCCATTAACTTAGCATTTTGCGCAATAAGCATCTCCATGATGTTTGTGTTTGCTGCATTCGGTTGCCCTTTGCGTGTCGGTGGGTAAAGAATAGAATGTGCTTCAGCAACACCTAACTCTGCCGCTTGCTCGGTTGTTAATTCAACTTCCTCAACTTTGTACTTCTCGCGCTTTTCATTGCTCAAAGAACGCTTATAAGTTTCGTGAAATTGTTTGTTTGTGCGATTAAGTGGAAAGTAATTAACTTCATTTCGCACGTTTGTAATCTTTAGTAATTTAAATAGTGTCGGATTTGTTTCCATTTTATTATTGGGTTTAATTATTTATTTGCAAATGTAGCAATTATATTCTTAGGTACAAGCGAAGCGGGTATCGGATATGCTTGGTGCCCGCAGTTATAACCGCCTCGATAAGTTTGAAAATTACTTGGGTTAGTATCCTCAATCATTCCTTGCGGTAATCCCGTTTTGTCATATATCTGACCTTTCATTTCTTTGAATTCTGCAAAGTTGCCTTTTATAATCTTTGGCAGTTCGCTTCTGTGGTAGTATTGCTTTTGAGTCAATGCCTTACAAAACGTTCGTGTTGTCTTTATATTACTGCCGACATATCGAAACCAATCCCAACCCAAATCCGCGCTAATAGCTTGGTTAACTGTGGCATTGTATTGATTGATTGAGTCGGTTGCAATCTGTTTTGTGTACTTAACTAATGCGCCATCAATCGTTGGTGTGCCATTGATGTAGTTGTTTAGTTCCTTTGATAACTTAGAGTAACTTCCACCCGTAGTCACATAGGTGTTAATCATTTCGCGCACTGGAGTGATGAGGTTTTGATTCAATCCCGATTCGGTTAACCCCTCCAACGTAACCGATATTGATTGTTGCCTTATTGCCTCAACTACTTTAGGCGGTTTGAATTTCTTTTCAAGTGCTTTGTAGTAAGAAAAATTTAACGCGTTTACCTTATCGTAAAGCTTTGCAAACTTGGTTACGCTTTCGCCATAGTCAGAGTCATCTAAAATGATTGTTTCCAAATCACTCTTAAGACTGGATAACAGTTTTATGTTCTTAACCGAGTTTGTTATCGTATCACCTTGAACACCTAACTCACGTTGAAATTGTAACATCCTCCGATAGATTTGCTCTTGGATTTTTGGCATTGCCTCATTCCAAGTAATCAAACCATTGTCAATGGCGTTTAATGTTGATTGTATTTCTTTACTTCCAACCGCCATTAAGTCAACTGTGTTATCTTATCCAACTGCGCCTCCGATGTTATGATTTGCGGTGTGCCTAATTGCGCCTTAGCTTGTTCATAAGTTAATCCGAATCTATCCATAACCATTTGAATAGCTGCCTCTAAATCGTAAACACCACTACTTACCGCTTTAACGATTTCAATTATACCCGTTAAACCTCCGACTGTGTATTTCAAATCCGCAGGAGATTTACCAGCACTTACCGTATCTGTTGCGTTTATATTAAATATCTGATTAAACAATATATCCTTAGTGTTTATTTCTTTCAACTTCTCAACTGCAAATGCATTCAATACCGCTTGCTGCCTTGACTTATCTAAGCGGTTAAATTCGGGATTTTCAGCGTATGCACGTTGCACGAAATCTTGAATGTATGTGCTTATAACCGCATCAGTTTTAGATAACATTTTATTGCTTACCAACAACGCTTTCTCCTCTTGCGTTTTACCACTTGCAGGGTCAAGGTTGAATGCATCACGTAACATATCTTGCATTGCAATGTCATTCGGAAAACGCTTAACGATATACTCCAACTCTTGCGCACTTAACACCGCATCGTTTAGACCGCTATCCTTAGCCGCTTTAATCTCTTCCAATATTAGTTGACTGCCTAAGATATCAAACTGATTTGGCACAACGCAAACGGGCACCATTGATTTAATGGTTGCCACATCGTATATCTCTTTATATCTCCACATCGCACACAACTCAGCAATGTTAGTCATTATCGTTCCTATGTCAACTGCAACACCATAAAAAGTGTTGTTAGTTTCATCGCGGTCATATGCCTTTGCAACACCACTTTGAGCCGCGGGTTGTGCCTCCAAAAACTGCATATTGATGGCAGCTAACGAACGATAACGCATTTCGTTTATGCGTTTGTCCTGCAACTCAGCAATCTCGGTTTGTTTTTGAATATAGCCCATCGGTGGAGTCGGTGCTGGCACTTCTCCCATTGATGTTTTGGCAGGTCTTACACGTATAGTTTCGTAAGGCGATGTCGGAATCTGCCCATCTTTACACTTGCTATTAGTACAAGGAACACGCTCTTGCTCTTTGGTAAACGTAAACCCTTGACCGTTGCAACTTTTACATTGCTCATCTTGGTAAATCCAAACCGTTGAATGTATGTGTTGCGTTATCTCAGCGCGTAAATCACTAAACTCAACCGTTGCCACGTTAAGCCATGGTAACATTGCCTTTAATCTACTTTGATATTCGCGGCCAAGTTCTTCTTCCTCTTCTACAACACCGCCAATTGTAAAGCCAGGAAATACACCTAAGCCATGCAATGTTTTCTCAACTAAATCAAACCCGTTACCTTTCTTTTTCTTGCGCCACTTTGACCAACTAATCTTATCAATTGAATAATATACATTGCCATTGTCATCATCTTTGTAAACGATGCTATTGCCCTCGTAATGATAAACAATACTACTTGAATTTATTACGTAAGGTTTCGGCTTCTTATATTCAGTCGGCTCAGCTTGTTCTGCCCACACAACAATAACACCGTTAGCATCGATTGTATATTGTTTTAACCCCACTTGAAAAGCCCAATTCATTAATGATTTGGAAGCGGTAAAGTTTTTAGTAAGGTATGTTTTTAAGTCCTCATCTTTTGCGATTCGTGGATATTGCGTGTCGGGAAACTTTAAAAAGAATCCATCCGCACGTTGTATTTTATTTAGTGCATTTAACACGCGATCGTAAACTTCGCTAAACACCGCCTCATAAGTTTTCTTACGATATTCCTTAACGATTATGTGCTCGTTAGGTCTTACCTCATCGATTAATTTACGCGGATATTCTCCATCAGAATAGTATTGAAAGTTAACATACTCCTCATCCTCTATATGTGGATTAAGTGCGACATCGGCAACGATATCGGCATCAATAATAATGTATTTGTTTTCGGTTTCCATTTAGTAAGTATGGCGTTCTGGAGCCCATCTTCTTTTAGGCTGTTGTAAAAATTTATATCGCATATTCATTCTTAATGCATGAATTTGCACAAGGTTGTTATAGATTGTTAATTGCACTTCACTTATTCTGTTACCTCCAATAGATACACCACAATAGTCATCTTTTAAATCCTTTAAGCGCATTGTTTTAGTTGAATCCATTGGCCAAAAAGTAGGGTGATACATTTCTTGATGGCAGTCAACACCTAACTGGCACATTGCAATCCATAATGGTAACTCATCGGGTATGCATCCAGCAAACTCAATGTTCTTTACACGTATGTTTTCGAAGTTTTCCACCCACTTTGCAAACAATGGATGTCCTTTTTTCCACCATATAAACTCGGAATGCACATTCCAAATCTTTTCGGTTGTGAATCCAAATGCCTCTTTTACTTCTAATAAGTTAGCCCATTGCTTTGAATCGGCAGTAATCTCATCACTATCATAGTTTTTAAATCCGCTATTTTTTACCGCAAAATCAATTCTTTTTAGCGATGCGATTACCTCGTTTATTTTATGATTGTTAATCATTATCACATCGGCATCAATAAACAACGTATAGTCATAAGGCGTTAACTCATCCATGTGCGCCTTTGCTTTGATGTAACAAGTTTCGTTATCAACAAGTGTGTAGCAATGTGGCGGGATTTCTTTTATCTCGGTAAACAATGCTTTATAATCCTCATCTAAACGCGTAATAGTATCGGCTTGCGTTACTAATGTTATAGGCAAATGACAACCGTTTGCACGCAATGACATTGCAAGGTTTGCAGCCATGCACCCATAATTTTTATGACCGATTCCGATTAAAAGTATTCCAGTTGTCATTCGCAGTTTGAATTAAAGTTGTTAAATGGCGTTTCAAATATACTAAAATCTGAGCTCCAAATGTTTACGTTTTGCATTATTTCGGGATAATTATTGTTATACTCATCCTCAAATCGTGCTTGTATTTGAGTTGTAAAGTTTTCGGGTGTGAAGTAAATGCCATCGTGATTCAATGCAATGACTAAGTTTTGATGCACTTCCTCTGGCACCTCATCGACATAACCTTTATAACGCTTTGCCAATCGGGCTGACAATAGTTGTCGGCTTCCATCGGGGCGAACGTAAACAGTTTTGTCGCTGCTAATGTTTGGCTCTTTAAAGTATAATGGTAAGCGGATTTTATTTGAAGTTACTGCTATGTTTGGAAACGTGCCAAATGCTCTATAAACAAACCCAAAAGCGTTAGATGTGTTTATGTATTCAAGTTTAGTGCTTAAGCATTTATCGTTAACTTTTTTAAAGCATTGATTAGATATAAAAAAACTTGGCTCAGCAACACCACAAGCAAACGCTAACTGAAAACAATCGCCATCATAAATGTTATCTAATAAGTCAGATGACAAAAACGAAAACCAAATGTTATAAATCGGCACTCCGCTTTGTGTTCCATTAGTCACAATGTTTGTCGTTACATCTGCAACAATAACCGCGCTGCCACCGTTAGGAATCTTGTACATTGTCACGCTACTTATTACCTCACTTGATACTATTTGCGTTTGAAAAGCCACATCCCCAACCGCATAAATAGGTAAGCAAAAGTCTTTTTGAATTCCGCATTCTGTATCAGTTACATACTCGGGTATGCCTAAGTCATTTGCCAGGTTGTAAAAGGTTACAAAGCTATTAGGTATATTTAATATCGCTGCCATTATCTTCTAATTAAAAGTTTAAATTCTGCTAATCCCTCGTTCGGATCGTGATTAATTTCAACAATGTTACCAATGTAGTAAGTGTCTGAGCATCTGAATCGAATCGCACCATAAGGATTTACTTTAACATCTTCAAAGTCTGCCATCGAAAACGGAGCGGTAAAGGTTACATATTCAGTCTTCCAAATCGGTGTTTCATAGTAAACATCGCCCATTATCGCGGTGCTTATCGTTGCGTTTTCGGTTATAGGTTGGTTTTCTATTTGACAAGTTGCGGTCATTTCACCCGTTGCAATGTAGTTACCAGTGCCGCTTGTAAAGATTTGCGATTCATTTGTTGCTATCGGTGTCGCTGCGGCAATTGATTTAAACCACCTCAACAAGTTGCGCACTGGTGTAAGCACGTAATTCATTCGTGTTGCAGGAGAATAGATGTTTGCAGCGCCATTATCAATGCCTCTTATCGCGTATAAAAAACCATCAATAGTTTCTGAATTTATAATAAACAAGTCATCATCATAACGCCAGTCACTTGTGCCCGTTTCGGCTTGGTTTTTTCTACGTGTTACCTCAATCGTATATCCTGCACTTATAAGGTCAGCCATTAAGTCTAACTCGGTTGGATTTGAGTCAATGTTTCTGCGATATTGTCGCTCTGTATTCATCTCATCAAGCCCGTTAAACTCTTCGGCTTCCCACTTATTATAACCAACCATTATCGTTCCGTAAATCAAATCTTTTGCGGTTGTGAATATAGCTTTGTCAACTAATCCCACATCAATAACTATTGTTGACTTATAAAACTCTTCAATACGTGCAATCTTTAATTCGGTTTCGTTGTTGTCAAACCCCCAACCGATGTTAAATATTTTGCGACATTGCTCAAATAAATACTCGTATGATGTAAATAATTTTGGCACACTTGGCTCGGTTACATCACGTAAAAATGAGCCCTTAGTTATTGAATATCTATCTAAGCAATCTCTTAACTCAGCCTCAACCTCCAACAATGGACAATCTGTGTCCATGTATGCAGTCGGTAAAAACTCTAACAAGTCAGGTAATGGAACTGAACGCGTAACAGATGGTGGATTGGTGCTATTCGCTTCCATATTGAAATAGTTAACACCACCACCATCATAATCAACGCTTACATCGAATGTATCAAGACCTGAAGTTGTTGTTTTTACAATATCAATGTTAAAATAATAACTTATTTGCTGCAAAACAAACGATGGGTTTGTAACTGTCCCTGAAAATGTTACATCAAAAGATACAACTAATGGTGTATTTGCAGCTATTGAGCCTGTTGCAATGTATGTGCTTCCTAAGATTGTCAAAAGTGCAAAGTTTGATGCTTTTTCTGCAAAAAGATAAAGGTCAAAGTCTGCATCGTAACTGCAAGTTATTGTCATTGTTCCTTTGCATCGCCATGTAACATCTATTGTAGTAACAATATTTTCAGATGTTGTTGCTTCATAAAATGATAAATTTTGATAACCCAAATATTGAATGGGTAACATTGGCCAAACTATTATATTAGATTGTGCATTATCTATATAAACAAGTGATGGAGATACATTTGAAATGTTGCTATCTCCAAACTCCATTATTGGATTGTTAGGCAAATAAACGGGAAAATAGTAATATCTATTAGCAGGAGATATACCAATATTGTCATCGTGATGTCCACTCCAATTTGCACCATCTTTATTGTTTGCAGTATTTTGCAAAAATATATCTTGACCCTCAATGTTTAAAGTAGTATAACTCATAGGGCTTATCGTTTCGCCATCAAAGTTTTGTGTAGTTAAAATGTCAACATCTTGACCCATTCTACTCATAAACACATCGGTGCACTTGGATGCGGTAACGCTTAACTTAATAAAGCAATAGTCAGCACATTGCCTTTCAAATGTATTAAAGTCAAATGCACCTATAAAATAGTTAGTATATCCATCGCCCTCGGCACATTCGTAATCGATTTGCACCTGGTATTGACCGTTAGCGCCATTGGTTTGATACTCGGTATAAAGCAAATCATAAGCCTCACCAACCCACTCGAATGAATCAGTTGAGATGTTTATATTGATGCCATGATGCACAATGTTACGCGTTAAGTTTCCACCAATACCATTCCACCCAACTGGCGATTCAACAACCGTTGAAACACTTGAACTGTCTATTAATGTGAACTTCCAATTCATGCTCTGTATCTCATTTTTTTGTTTCTAAATTCAACGCGGCTATTTTCTTTGAGCAAAAAAGTTGTTAATCCTTGCTCATCAATATTGACATTAAGATTCGATTTGTGCTTTGCCATAATTCGGTCTAACTTATCGTAATTAATGCCATCACTACTTGCACTCTGTTTGGTTTGAAATTGTGCCGCAAGGTCAAATGTTCCGTTGGCTAATGCAGTTAAGATATTGTTTGCGAATGTAGGCTCAACCTCACCGCTATTAAGCACTTTTAACGATGGCAAATAGTCGGAAGTTGATTGTCTATTGATTACGTATTCGCCTCGCTCAGCCTCAATCAATGTGCCTCCACTTGAATGCAATTGACCGCCTACCATACCACCATCGGCAAACTTTGGCGGTTGTGCGTTTTGAATGATTGCTATTTGCGCGCCCGTTGCTATGGCCGCCGCGGCTAACGATGCTATCGTTGCAGGATTCAATGGCCCGCCTGGAACTGTTGCAAGTATGTTACCGATTGCTAAAGCTCCATTGATTATTGCTTGCATTGTTGCCGCTTGCTTTTGTGCCTCCCAAGCGCGTTGTTTTATTTGCGCTTCTTGTTGTGCGTATCTTTCCTCAATCTGTAAGCGTTGTGCATCTGTTAGATTCTTGTTTGCCAACTCAGCATCTTTACGCATGCTAAGTGTTTCTAATATCGATGCAGTTTCGGCATCTCTATTTTGTTGATTAATTGTAAAGATGGTGTCGGAAATAACTTGCGCTTGGTCTATGGCAAATTGAGTGTACATTTTAGCGTTTTCTTTTCGCTTTTCTAATAACCGAGCATTATATTCATCCTCGGTTTGAAAGTATTTTTCCCACCAATCTAAATTAGCCTCCAACTTTACCTCATTAGCTTCATTGAATGCTTCTATATCTGTTTCTGTGCGCTTATTAAATGACTCTTCGTAAGCACGTTGTTGGTCATTAAGTGTTGCAATTTCTAATTTCTTTTCATTTGCAGTTAATGAACTGTCAAGTCTAACTTGGTCTTGTTTTAGTTTTGTTATTGCAGCATAATAACCCATCTTAGCATCAATATCGTTTGTTTGACGCATCAATAATTCATTTGCTGCTATCTCATCACGTATCTGTCTAAGTTGCGCTTGTAATGCTTTATCGTTAGCAATCTTTTTATCTTGTACTAACTTTTCTTGATGGGCTTTTGCTGCATCGGCCTCTTGCTTTGCAAACTTATCTCTCGTTTGTTGTTGAATAGATAAAAACAAATCATCTTCAATACGCACCGCATCTTGATAGGCTTCTTGTGATAATGTTTTAGCGCGAAATTTCTTATCAAGTTCTCCTATTTCTCTTTGATGCGCTTGCTTATTCATTAACAACTCTTTGTCTAAGCCATCTTTTAACATGCTTATTAACTTATCGTTTGCCTTTTGTCTTACACCCGCATCATCTGCTAATGCTTTATTCATGTCTGTTGCACTATCACGCGCATCATCCATAGTAATAATTAGGTAAGCTATACCCGCAATAAGTAAACTTAATCCTGCGGTTGCCATTGCAGTTGAAGCGGCAATCGTTACACCTAAAGCGCGACTACTAACCGCAGCAACCTTTTGTGCCCCATCCAACACCATTGTTCTCAATGCGCCCTCAGTTGTGGCTATGTTTGCTAATTCTTGAACACCTTGCAACAATGCCATCGCGCCTTGGGCTTGCGCTAATGTTTTAGTTAACTTCTCGTTCTCACTTCCAAACAACGATGCAGCACCCGCAGCAACCGAAGCCGCTGCCGCTATTCCTCTAAATGCAGTCACAACCGCATCTATTCGCTTTGTGTCGCTTGCTAATGCCTTAACCTTATCGTTAACATCGCCAATCGTATCGGTTAACTCAGCCGCGCGTTTTGTGGCTTCTCTTAATTCCTTTTCGCCTAATGACCCACTACTAATCTGCGCCTTTAATTCTTTCAACTCCTGCTTCATTGACTTAAAGCCACCACCCGCTTGCTTGGTTTCTTTGGTTACCTCAGCCAAATGGTCGGCAAATCCCTCCATAACTCCCGCTTGAATCTCAGCCATAAGCCCATCGACCTCGTTGGACAATTTGCCCATTTCAGTTGTGGATTTATTTAAGTTTTGAA